ATGGCAACCAAGCCAGAGAGACCAAGATCTAGTTTCTCTTTCTCGCTCATCTTGTCAAATTCTTTTCGAAACATGTCGTATGCAGACATAACTTCTTCGTATCCCTTATTGTTTTGTTACGTTGGTATGTTCAATTTCGCAGCCACTACCTGAATAGCGTTTCTGTAATACGGAAGATATGAACGAATCACCTTACGAGCACCAACATCATATACAAGGTAATGCGTGATGATCTTGTTGTCTTTTCCAGGTTCCATGATATACCAGATCTCCATGTTCACACGATCAGCAATCGTAAACCCAGAGATGAAGTCTGCTCGATATTGTTCACCAAGCACAGCCATCTTGGTTCTGCTCCATATCCCTTTGAATGGATTTTCAACTGGGTCAGTTCTTCCACGTAGCCAACGACCAACTCCCGGTGCATTAGCAATGATAGATGTCAATGTTTTTGATGGGGCACTCACTTTGGTGACATCATACGACTTGATATCTCCCATAAGCCCCTTGGTGATCAATGATGCATTGTACACACTATTGTCTGCTTCACGCTTGATGGACTGGGCATATCGATCAGTCTCGCGACTATTTGGTACAAAGTCTTCCACTTCTACATCATCATTAGCGAGATCAAGAAAGCTCTCGTTCATTTTCCTTTTGTCGGTTCTTTTCTTTTTGATATCATTGATATCATCTTCAAATTCAGCGTTATGCTGTTTGGTCTCAGCTTCAATTTCGTCTCTAAGGGCTTGTTCTTCTTGTTCAAGACGAGCCGCTTCATTACGCCACTTCTTCTTGGCTTTATCAGGACGCATTGCTTGTACGTTCCCAACAGTTACGTTAGAAACACTTCGATCAATCTCTTGCCAAACTTCCACTTCCTGGGTTGCGTTGAATAGAGCAATAGCCTGTGCTGTTTTAACAACAGCAAGACGTTTCTGTTTCTCGATAACATCTTTAGATATGTTATTATTACGACTCTTTTTGATTACATCTTCTGATGCACGCTGGATTGCTTCAGCATCTTGTTTCAATATTCTCGCAGCTTCTTTTCCTTTGCGGATATTATCAAGTTCTTCTTGTTGTTGACCAAGATCAGTCATCACGTCTTGTACACCACCCCTCGCTGACGCAATTGCCTGTTTCACCATGGTTTTCGCCTTGTCTATGGCCCTAGACGATATAGCTGCCAGCATCGTTGCATTTATGTTGTTTCCAACCACCACATCACCGCTATCATCAACCTTAGCATTCTGTGCTTTTATGGTGTCATAGATGGCCTGAGCGTTATCTCGATGTCTTGTAATCTCAGTTCTAGCTTTTCTAAGAGTAGACAAGGCCATTGTATTTCCAGGAGGAACTTTCTTGAGTTCATCTTCAACCAGTTTAAGTTCTTGTTCATACCTCTTGATTGCTTTCTCGGCTCTACGAAGAGCAGTAAGCTCACCTTTCGACAAACCAGCACTATTCGCTTGATAGTCTCTTCCAGCCTGAACTCTTTTGATTCGACGAGTACGTGTGGCAGAATCTCTTTTTGTATAATCTGCTTTACTGTTAGCAAGTTCTTTTGCAAGGAGTTCATCTTCTCTTCGAACAGCACCAACACTTCGATCAAGATCACCACGCACAACATTCTGCATAGACTTAGCAATCTGATTCATGTTCTGACCATGTGTACCACCAACAAAGATTGTCTCATCTCCCTGGCTCTTCTGAGCAAGAACATGAACCAAGTTCTGGATCGCCTCTTGTAATGTCACAATGTCATCGCCTTGCTGCACTCCATTCTTATCATAGATTGCAAAAGAAGAGTTCAGTGAGTTGTACCACACTTCATAGAAAGTCTTACGATCAACACGGTAGCCAAGAAGGAACGTCTTCTTCCATGCCTTTCCAATTAGAGAACCAAATAGACCACGCTTGTTTGGCTGAACAGAGTTTAATCTCTGATCCCAAAACTTAGCCCAATGCTGCCATCTTCGCGGAGATATCTGTGTGATGTTGTTGTAAAACTCACCAACAAGAATATCAGTCTTGTTCAACTGATCGATCTTTGATGAATTTCTTCCACGACTGCCGGGGTTGATATGAGTAGGTGAGCCATCTGGCTGATACATCTGACCATCATCTCCGCCACGCGCATCCAGATTAGCTTTAGCATAAAGATCAGAACGATCACCCCATTTCACCAATTTATCTTTAGGATAATTGCTGTTATACCAATCAACCAGATTGTTACGACCAGTGTTACGACCCCCAAGATGGTTGATGAGAGAATCCCTTTTTTGTGTCATGATTAGATCATCTCGGGTAAACCCAAGCGCAATATACACTTTCTCAACAGTGGGATATCGATCATAGTCTGTCCACACGGCACGAAACTGGTCCGGTGTGATGACAACTCCATCTGGCATTATGGTGACAGAATTTGCTGTTGCGTTTACAAAAGTGGTACGCGGTGCCTCTAACAGCATCTCTGCATCAGCTTTTGATGCTTCCATGATGATAGTTCTGTGTTGTTTTTGTGTAATATATTGCTCTTTGACGAGCGTAGAGAACAAAACATCTTCTACTGATTCTATTGCATTGTAGGCTGCTTTGCTCTCTTCAAGAAGGATCTGTTCGATTGACATGTTAAAAGTTCCTATATATTGTTGATATGTGGGTTCATTGTTATTTAGAACAAAAAACCCCCCGTACAAACGGAGGGTTTTATCTTTTGAATCAAAATCCGATAGAAGGTTTTGGCACCACCCATTGATCGCTATTATCAATGTCTTTTCTGAGCCATTCAGTATAAGACCTCACTTGTACCACTGGCATCTGTTTGAATTCTATAGGACTTATACCAAGAATCTTACAGAAGTCATAGGATGTCCTCAAGATCGACATCGACGGTTGGCCAAAGAACATCGCTTGCTGAAAAGGGTAGCGACCCTTTGGTCACCTCTCCACATTTAGAGCACGTATGTTCAATCGTGGAGGCAACACCATACTTGAAGTATTGGTGAAACTTCTTGATATAGGCCATATCTTTACTTCGAATGTTCTCACCCACCCAGTCCACTTTTTTGTCGAATGAGATTTTGACTCCAACATCAATAGAAGCCACCATCATCAGATGTTCAAAGTTTCGCTTCGCTTTGTTCTCTTCTTTTGCCATGTAATTCTCAACAGCAAGTTCATCACCCACTGTACTGAGTCTCACTTTGACAGATTTTCCCTTTCCCTTTTCTCCAATAGGAATCTCCATTGGGTTCCTGATCTTGGGGTTAATCGATTCTACATCAAGCGCAGTGAGATCCACTTCATGGTTTTCTTCATGGCTACATGTTGAACATTTGATATCAACATTTTTGACTGCTTCATAGTTATTAGCCCATAGCCACACGAGGGCATAGTCTCTATCATGGATACACATGTCCTCAAAGAAAGAACAGTTGTTCAAGATTCCCTTCAACACCCCGTTGAGGGTCTTTGCATAAGTCTCAGGGGTGGCCATCGACAAGGTTTCCTCATCTTTAACAAGGATGTCTCGATACTCTACTGTCTCAGGATAGCCTAGAACGCCGTTAGACGGCAATTGGAGGTGATTGGCACCAGGGGTCAGGGGTGGTGTGTCATCTTGCTCAGACGCCTCCGTTGGTGCCTTCTGGGTAGTATCATCTTCTTCCACAAACATTTGTTGTGTTGGTTTTTTCTTGGTCGTCATATTATAGCTCTCCGTTTCCTTTTCCTTTTTGTATTTAGCAACCTTCTGAAGCTCCGTCCGATAGGGCGAAAAAAGAGCAGTTACGTGAAGATTCTGCTGAGGTCTGCCATGATCCTCACTTTGTCAGCACCACTCTTACCATCCATCCTAAATTTATCGTTAGCCCAGTCCTGTAGCATGATACTGGATTCAGCCATTGCCACCCTTCCTTTCACTTCGGCTGGTGGAACTGGAATGTGTTCCATAGCATCACCAGTGAACACAGTACTGTATTGTGTGATGTCATTCCCTTCATATGAGTTCTGGATGTTATTCACTTCATTCAGAAAGTATCCCTTGTAACGAAAGACATGAAGATCTAGGTTCGTTGCAGACATACGAATGAGCTTGATGTTTTTCTTATATAGATTGGGTGGATTGTATGTTCCGTCTTCATTGATGATGAGACTCTTCCACAGATTCAAGTAAGAATATGTGGCACCATCTTCAAACTCATCAATTGTCATACTGATGCTTCCAATGTCATTGTTAGATGCTGAGTACCAGAATGAGTTTTGATTTGTAATCTTCTTTGTTTCCATCTGAAAGAAGGGAGTGTCAATGGAATTAACTCGGTGGTTCATCTCTTCCATACCGCCGCCAGCCGACAGCCCTGATAACGAAGATGCGAACTTAACAGCTTTATCAATAAAAGAATTGAATTGACTTTTTTGGATCTGGGCATATGGTCCTCTTGTCTCTACAGGCGCTGTTGTTAAGTCAGGAAGCTCTACCCTCCACATATAGTCGTACTGAGGGCTCTGTGTCTTCTTACGTGCCAATGCGTCCTTGATTGTCGATTGTCCCATTAGAATAGGCTCCTGATTCCAGATGCTGCTGAGTTGATAAAACTGGCTGCTGGTTTTGCCAAACTTCTAGCTCCACCTATAATCTCACCCACATCACCAGCAAGATCAACAACGCCATATCCAATTTTCATATTATCGAAGGTGAAATTAACATCGAATGATGCTTCGGCTGATGTTGTATAGTCTAGTTCAATCTCACCAAGTTCATGCGGATAGCAATTCTCAAACGAAAACTCTTCAGTGATGATTCCATCGGTTGTATCTTTGAGACGTAACACCACTTGCTTCTGATAGTTAATGGGAGATACTTTGGCATTGAGATGGTAGTTGTTCATGTGATTCATCCATTTAGAGAAGAATCGATAGATCTCTAAGTCTTGGTTATCCCAGAACTGAACAGTGATTATATTTGGAGAGGTGTCTCGTCCACTGAAGGTGTATTCTTTCCCCGCATATCTCTTTTTTATTGTCTCGTGGGTAACTGAAGGTACAGCGGCTCTCTTGGCATAAAATTGAATATCGTCATCGACCCCGAAGATCCCTGTCATGAGAAACTCCCAACAGTAAGCGTGCTGGGGCTCTTTGTCAGCCGCGATCTTATGTGTTGCGGTGATAGCCCTACTCCCCACCTTCGAAGCCGCTGAGGCGAAGCCTGGGCTATTGAGAGTCCTTTTTCCTAAGCTGACGAGATCTAATGGCATGGTATTTTTCCTACGTTTTGGGTGTATTTAGGGGGTGTGTAAGTGCTTGATTTTGTTAGAGCACCCCCCAAAAGCGATCAAGATATATCTATGAAGAACTTAATGCGACATTCAGCCCTTCGGGCTTCAAGCCCTTCGGGCTTTGCTCACTATGCTCATATTACTCACGTTCATAACATAATAGCTTTTACTTCATATTACTCACGTTCATAACATAATAGCTTTTACTTCATATTACTCACGTTCAT